ACGTGTTGGCTTCCTGCGCTGAAAATCCTGCAAATGATGTTCGAAGTGATTCATAAACTTTGTTGAAATCTTTTGTTTTCAAAATGGATTGGTCAATGCCTAAACCTAATTTGCCCAGGGCGTTTGTGTTACCGTCGTATGCTTTGCCTAACGAATTGGCGATTGCTTCCAGCGGCTTACCCGTCGCCGAACTAATATCCAACGCCAAACTAAGCAACTTTTGCGCTTCTTCGGTGTCTTTTGTTGATCGAACCAAACGCGACAATGCTGGTCGCAATTGATCGTCAGTCACGCCCGTGGCAAGTGAAGTTTCAGTGATGTAATCTTCAACGGCTGCAATTTGCGCCTTTGTTGCCTTTGTCGTGTTTTCTAAAGTAAGGGCAAGAATGCGCTGGGCTTTTTCGTCTTCCAGTGCAGCCTTGACGCCGTCAACACCAATTTTGATTGCATAAGCACCAGCAGCAACCGCAGCGGCGGCAAACGCCGCACCGACTGCCTTGCCGACCTTGCCCATTTTGTCGCCGAAAGTGTCAACGTCGTTTCCAGCAGTTTTCAGCGATTTGTTGAGATTGTCAACGTCACCAAGTATCGAAAGTTTAAGGGTGCGACTGCCAGCCATTAGTCATACTTCCTAACTATCTTTGAAAAGGATTCTTCCCAACGGCGTACAATTTCAGGCTGAACGCTTCGAAGTGTTGGGTAAATAAACCAGCCGCGTGAACCGCGACCTTCGCGACCTGACCACACTGGAAATTGCTTCAAACGGTTTGAACCGAATTCAGCACCGCCCCACAACTGTTGGGTCGTACCGCCGCCACTTAATTTTTGACCAGCAAAACCAAAACTGATTTCACCAATTTTTGAAGACTTTGAAACCTTCGAACCTTCAGCAACGCGGTTATCCAAACGGTTGTTTGTACGACCTGCGGCGTCAACTATCTTGCCACGCACCCATGTTGCAAGTGCGCTGGTTGCTTCTTTGGCTTGATCGGTTGCTTCTTCGTCCATTGCTTTGAATGCTCGGACAATGGCGCGCAATTCCGCTTTGTCGTAACTGATCGCGTCAGTTGCCATTTGCCCGCCTTTCCAAAATCTCAATGACCGTCAAAATGTCTTCCGCGCTTACGAAGTCATTTGGGGATAACCCCGTTGCCAGGGCTATCTCCCAAACGATTCGACTTAGGCTTCCGACTGGGTAACTTTTGGGTTTGCTTCACCGACGATCACTTCGGAAATGGTTTCCGTCCATGCTTCGATTGGCTTGACTGGCTTGCCAGCGGCTTCACGTTTCATGGCGTGATAAGCAAGAAAAACAAGATCGGAAATTCCAATTTTGTCTTGCGCCTGGGCAATTGTGTTGCCCGTTTGCTTTTCCCATTTAACCCACTCAGGTGGCGCAGCCGTATAAGTTATCTGCGACCCGTCGTTGTATTCAATTGTTATTGGTAACTTCATTTTTTCTCCCGATTGTTAGTTTTTAACTGAAGTTTTCAGTAGGTGTTCCCACCACTATGAATGATAGATCAACTGTCTGCGCGTCAGGTGCTGCCCCGCCGACTGCTGGAAATACTGGCATTACGTTGAACGCAAAAACTGCACCAGTGACGGCGGTCAATGAAACCGCCAATGCTGTATTTGGTGCAGTTTCGCAGGCAGTCCACAATGCTTCGCACAATGAACCTGAAGCACCCCAGTCAGCAAGCATTGAAATGTCAAATGTCCACTGGTCGTCAATGTGCTTGTAAGCCTTACCGTCAAGCGTTTGGTAAGTTTCAACGGTTGGTGAGTTTGCAAGTGTTGCGCTGGTCGCCTGCGCGTCGTAGTTAACGGTTGCAATGGTCACGACTAAATCGCGACCAGTTATGATTGTCGTTGGCATTTTGTCCCCTATGTTGTTTGTGTGTAGTACGTCGAAACGTTTATGTCAGCAACCAGCATTGGAGATTGTCCTACTTCCAACACCGTTGGCTTTTCAACAACGCCAACAACGTATCCTGCGGGCATTGCCGCAAGAATTCCTATGATGAGTTTTTCCAGGTTGTCCAGTGAACCCGCGTTGCTATTTGAAGCAACAATTGCAGTGATTGCAAAATTGATTTTGACCTTTGTCGAACCCTTGCCAATTAGCACAACTTCCATGTAAGGCGAATCGGGCACAACCACGATCGCTGGTGGAATAGGTGCTTCGGGAACGCTCGGGTACACGTTGGCAGATAGCGCACTGAAGGCGTTGGCTAAGGCTGCGCGTGTTTCCGATACTGCGTTGGCTGGCATTTATTGAACGACCGTTTCAACGTCCAAAAATGGCATAAGCAAGGTTGACACGCGGTTGGTCAAACTGCGACCCATGCGATAAGGCGTACTGGCAAAATCGACGCCTTCGATTTGACCGCCCGCTGCAACGCGCGATTGAAAGACTTCCACGCTTACTGCCAAAATTGCAGATTCGATTGGCGCGCTGGTTGCGTATAGATCGGCGGCTGAATAACCCTGAAGTGTTGCCGTGCCTGTTGGGATAATCTCGCGCAACGTGACATTTGATGAAGTCAGTGCAGCGGTGAAGGAATAAGGCGTGGCGGTAACGACTGTGTGTGTTGCAGTGAACGGTGCTGGCAGACCAGTCACAATGACTGATTGACCTGCAACGAAATGATGATTTCGTTCGGTGTAAAAATAAGCAACATTCGATTCAAGTTTGTAAGACTGAATTGCCGAAGTGTTTGCAACAAGCATTGGCAAAATGACGGCTTCGGCGGTGTTGATGATTTCGTCAAGATAGGCGTCTGAATAAAGTGAAACGGACACGCCAAGCACCGTACGCAATTGGCTCGCAGTGACAATGGCTGGCATGTCCGTTTCCTTTCGATCGGCTGCGGCGAGATCGGGAGAACCCGCCGCATGATTAGTTGTTGTCGATTACGACTTATTCACGCCAAATGCACCAGCCGCAATTTTTGTGGCTACTGCACCAAACGAATACACGCCGACTGTGATTGAACCGTCAGCGGTTGATTCTGCGCGCAACTGGTATGACGTTCCCTCGTACCATGTGTACGCGTCAGGGTTGATGATCATGATTGAATCATCTGTGTCAGTTGTCGCAGCAGTATTTGCAGTGACATAAAGATCAAGACCTGCAACACGTCCACGAAGTGAACCTGGTGTTGCTGAACCTGGCTGGTTGCTTGGATTTGTAACTTCGTTGTATAGCGGTACACCGTTATTGTTGAGTGACATTAGGTTTGACCACTGTGAAGTGTTTACCAAAATGTTGCGTGCAAATGGATTTGCAAGACCAGCAGTTGCAGCATAAACGCTTGCTGAACCGCGTGCGATTACACCAAGCAACTCTGCGCCTGTTGGGTATGTTGCAATTCCTGTTGCGTCAGCAGTTGCACCCGCAACTAGTTGTGCATTTGCGTAAGCGTCTTGCGCCTTAGCCATGGCAGCAATCATATTTCGCAATAACTCGTCATAGAACAATGGGCTAGTCCTGGTCAACAACTCAACGCTGAATTTTTGTTGTCCGGCAAACTTCTTGACGTCCACGCTCAAAAACGCAGAATTTTGGTCTGTATCTGAAAAAATTGCATCTTCAGCAGCAATTGCAACTGTTGGTGCAGCAGTAATCTTTGGAATTTCAAAAGTCATTCCAGCGTCAGGCAATGTGCCGCGAGAGATCGCGTCAATGCTCGGACGAATTGTTGTTGATAGTCCGTTGATGACTTCACTTAACTGACGTGTTGGAACAAGTCCAGCATTGTCAGTTGTGTTGTCAGCAGCAAGAACGTATTGGCGTGCTGTTTCGTCGCCTGTTGCAGCAAGAACCTTATTCTCCAGGTACTTAGCAGCAGTGATTTCGATTCGTGGTGTTGCTTTCCAACCACCAACTGCGTTTGCAGTTGCGGTGATTGACTGGGCGGCTTCAACCGTTTCGGCGGTTGCAGCGTCTTTGACGGTGTCTTCCACTTCGTCTTCTCCTTCTGTTGGTTGTGGTGCTTCAGGTTCGATTGTCGAATCTGAAATTTCTTCTTCAGTTGCGGCGACTGATTCAACGCGGGCTGATCGAATTGCGGGTTCGCTAGTTAATGCAACGCCTGTCAATTCACCCATAAGAATGCGAACCGTTCCGTCCTTTAATGTTTCGTATTCGTCAAATGAAACTTCAACACTGAATCCGTCGCGCAAACCTTCCTGCGCTTCGATCAATGCGTCATTGCCTGCGGTTGTTTCAGCAATTTTGAATGTTGCGTCAATTCCCTTTTCGCTTGATTCAATTGAAAGTGTTTTACCGATTCGACGTGTACGGTCATGTTCCAGGTTAAGCAAAACGGCAGTTGGTTCGATTGAACCAGCCGCGAATTGAACCTTGCCAATTGAAGCGTTCCCAGTTTCTTCGAACGTCACAATGCGCCCGGAGATTGTGCGACTGTTTGAATCTGCCGCAGTGATTTGCATTGGTGTTATGACTTTTTTCATAGCAGCATGTCTTCTTCCTCGCGTATTTCGTCGATCGACATTGCGCCGATTCGATTTAAGATTTCATAAACCTGCGCGCGCTCGTAAGGATTGCCACGCAAGAAGTCGTCAAGATCAAACATGACTTTGTTGCCTGCTGGTGTGAAATCAGCAAATGACAAGCGTTGTTCAATAATTGACATGTAATTTCTGAAAGCAAAATCAACCAGGTCACGTCGTTTGTCTAGCGCGTTTGAATAAGTAAATGAAGACTGCTGCGAATCTGTGAAATAAGCAGGTAACCCACACGCGCGTGAAAGTTCCAAACTGACGTAGTTTCTCGCTTCATTAAGTTGCAAATTCTTCGGGTCGTAACCAATTGTTTCAAGTGTTACGTCAGCGTTCAAGAATGCAGTTGATTTATTGGCACGCGCCGTACGCCATGCGCTCAACAACTTTGAAACGCGGTCTGCTGGCAATGATGTGCCATTCGATTTCAAAACCATTTGCGGAATTGGTTCATTTGCAAAATTCATTGCAGCACGTTCAAGTGCAGCAGCAGCCTTGATTGTGCGACCTGCGCGAGATAGCAAACCTTCTTGCGTGTTATTGAATACGACTAAATTTGAAGGGTCAACGTACGCGCCGTCAATTTGATAAGACTGGATTTCATAACCCATGCCAGTTGTTTGAATCGTTACACGCTCAGGTGCGATTCGTTCCATTGCACGAATTTTTCCTGTATCGGCATACCGTTCCATAACGTACGCATACGCAGCAGGGTGGAAAAATAAATCGGAAATAATCCAACCCCAAAATGTTGCGCCTGGAATGCGTGGGTCAGGTTGATTGATCACGCGCGGTTGTGAAACCTTTTCGCCCGTTGCTTCATTGCGGGTGTGCATTGGAAGTGAACCAATTGTTTGAATGATTCCCAATGCACGGGCGCATGTTGGAACGCTCATTGCTTCAGCACGCGACGCCGTTATCACGCCGCCGAAAAGGAATAGATTTCCAACTTCACTGTAATACGGCGCGATAGCGGCTGCGTCCACGTTTGCGGCTTCGACTGGAACGGCAGCGTCAACCTTTGGCGTGAATAAATCGAATAATCCCATGCCCGAATTGTTGCAGGCTTATACGATCAACCAACCATGATGTCAAGATCATTCTCTGGGCGTGTCGCAAAATGTGTTGCAAGCGCAACTGCAACTGCACCGCAAACGACCGATTGTGACGCCCGACGTCCAATGACCCACCCACCGTCACCACGACGTAATTGCACCGCCGCCAAAACTTCTTCGGACAATTGGCTTTGACCACGGTGTTTTAGGCGACCGCTATTGATTGCCGACAACATTTCGTCGCAGGCTTGCGGATACGAACCGTCCATGTCATAAATCGGAATTCCAGCAGGTGCAAGACGTGCGGCAACCGCTGCGCTGGTTTTGCGACTGTATACAACGTATTCCGTCGGATACTTTCGGGCGTAATCTGCCAGGTCATTGGCAATAGCCTTATCGTCCAATTGAAGGTCGTTTTGCCAGGTGTGCAGCAACTTCACCACAAATTGTTCGCCGCCAATTTTCTGCGCCCCAACTAATGAAGCAAATTTTCTACACGGCGAAAGATCGATTGCCAACCAGGTCAATTTGTCAATGTCTAGGTCGGCTGATTTGTCCAGGCAGTTACCCCATGAAGCCGCGTCCACTGCGCTATTGATCGCCACAACCCAACGGCACAAAACTTCAGTCATAACCACGTCAGGCGGGTCGTTCAAAACGCTTCGTACGTTGTCCGCGTGAATCAATGTGCCCATTGAAGGATTTGAGTGCCTTGCGTTTTCCACGCTTATTTCGTCGGTTGGTGCTGACCATTCGAAGTACCCAATGTCATCTTCGACGCCTGCAATTGAAGCCAACGCCCTATCGCGAAAAGAATTCAAAACTATGCTCGCGGAATCGCCTGCATTTGTGTACGCCATGACCATTGGGTTGCTTGCTGCCATAAGGGTATAACGAAGCGACGCAAACGATTCAATGTCAGTCATTTCGCGTAATTCGTCCAGGTGAATCGTTGAAGGTCGGGAAACACCACGCGCAGCCGAACCGCCCGCACGCACAATAAACCGATTGCCCGTCAGGGTTTCGATTTCCTCACCGCCATGTTGCCAGCGGATCTTCTTGACCTGTTTTGCCAGTGAATCATTCTTTTCAATGATTTGAACCATTGCCCTGAATTGTTCCAACGACGTCGAAAGGCGGTGCGCCGACCCGATTTGCAAGTTTTCGTCCCATAGGAAAAGACCGCCCAAAATTCTGATCAACTGTAAAAACGATTTTCCGTTTTGACGTGCCACAACAATGGTGTTGACTGGTGACGCCCACCGACCGTCAGGCTTGATTTTGTGAGTATGGATAAGCGCAAATTTTTGCCATTCCATGAGTTCGATACCTAAACTGCTGGCAAGATCGATCAATTCACCGCCGCGTGACGGTAAATCGTTCAGTGGGGTGTGGATTCGTGGGGTTTGTACGCCTAAAAGGGGAATAACGCCTTCTGTGTCCCTACCCAAAACCGTTTGAAGCCGTTTTAAGCCTTCTTCGGTTGGTTGGTGACCTTCTATGACCCTCTCAGTCATTTTCGTGGCTTCTTGAATCGTTTTTGGGGGAATTTAAAACAG